AGTTACAAGGGTCACAGTATTATTATTCACACTCGCAACTTGCCCTATTAACAGCGGAACTCCATATACAGCCCTATTTAATCCGTGATTTTCGGAGTAAGAATCATAAGGGTCTGTATATAGGGTAAAAATATAATCACTACTATACCAACTATCGTCATTTACTGCAATAGTAGCACCTGCTGAAATATTAGAAGTAAGTGTAATGTCTATTGGACTAAAACCAGATTCCGGAAAACTTTTAACAATTTGAACATTTGCATCTGTTCTTAATATTGTTGAATTTAAAATAGTAGAAAGGTTTTTACCACCTCTATTATCGAATTTATAGTGTTCATAATCTACTTCATTCATCATCATATCAAATGTCACATCTGTTAATCTTACAAGATTCATTCTTCGCATATCTCCTTTAGATGTTTGAATCGCTTGATAAAAATAATCATCATCTAATTTGTTTTTAACTGTTGTAGAACCCGCCCAATTAGTGTGATTAAATGTTGTTTCAACACCTTTAGGTTCTCCTTTAAATACGACCCCGTAATCGGAAAGTGTTCGACTATAAGTTCCACTTGTAAATCCTATGTTGTCCGGATTTTTCTTACTTTCGGGGTATATATCTCCAATAGAAAACAAATGCAGGGGGCCGGAATAATTATCATAAAGTTCATATAAATTTTTAAATATTGTAGTGGCACTTATCCCATTATTATCTGTTTGTAATCTTCTACCATAGTGATATATGGAGTTATGAAAAATAGTAGGATAGCGAGTAATTTCATGTGTCCTTGAACCTACAACAGGAAATAGACCTGTTCTTTCTGTTGGTAAGTCTAATCTGTAAGAATCGGTATCATCCTTATGTTCATCAGCCGTAGGTATTCTTCCTATATTTGCCCTATACCCCGAAGCATAAAAATTATAATTACTATCTTTTTCATAAAAATCATTGTGCATTGCCTGTCTAGAAATATTAGTATCAGTATTGGTATTAAAAAGTTTTCTTGTTAATCTACCTGCACATTTATTTACATATCTCCAAATGGGTGTATTAAACCTTAAAGCGTATTGACTATTAACTGTGTGAGCAAATAAAGGGTCTTCTTCAAATTCATTATTAAATGTCTTGGGGGATTTATCTGCATTTATTTCTCCATGTAGTAAATGTAAAAAACCTCCATCGGGCATACCCTGTCCGTTAATTAAATAAATATTATTATTTTTTCTACTTGCTTGGGCCGTTCCCGAAGTTTCTAAAAAGGTGTCTAAAAGATTATCTGTTTCTATTCGCCCTACTACAATAGGCGAAACATAACCTATTTCGTGTAAAGTCAATCCATCCTTAGTATCAACCGAATTTAATACAGGAAAATCTACCATTGAAGAAATAGTATTATGGTCGAAATCAAAACCTAAAGGTGAATCAAAATATGTTGTAGAGTCATTAATCGTATTTAAAAGATTATCAATATCTATTCCATTCGTTTCTCCCCCACTTCCCAAAGCACTTAACCTTTCAGTGTCCGAATAATTAGTTCCATCAAAATTAAAATATTTACCAGTAGTAAATACTGCACCTTTATCAGCAGTTCCAATTAATGTAGTGGCCCTTTCCGTATTTCTTAATGATGATTCTAATGTCTTACCTGCTATTAACGCTCTACCCGCCTTGTATATATCTACTGCAAGAGAAGTACCGCCTACAAATGTAGTATGTTTTTGTATATAAGAATCTTTGACTAATGTAATTCCTGTTCCAGAAACCGATTTTACTGCCCCTAAAAGATAATAAGAATCTATGCCGCCCTTTGTTCCCTTTAAATATAAAACATCGCCAAAAACAAGTCCTGTGACAGTATCAGTGGCTGTAATAACTGTACCTGAAATAGAAGATACATCTTCTCCTGTATCAGTATAATTAGTATTAAAGGGGCTAAAAGTTGAATAAATATATTCTTGCGAGTAAGTGTAATTATGATTAACGGGTGTATTTAAAAGAGTGGCTATTTCATCCCTACCACTTATTGACAATTTAAAAGCACCCGTCGATTCTACACTTGTTTCCTTTGACTCCACCTTTCCTTCGAAAACAGTTTTAGATACTATTAGATTACCACTTAGGGGACTTGTATATGTTTGATAGTAAGGTGAAGAGGGTTCATTAATTAAAGTCACATAGCCGTTATTTTTATCACCCTTAGAAATATTTAATGTTCTACCGTAATTTGTTCCTTGAATAGAGTATTCCAAATTATAAATATCCGATTCTGTTTCAGTTATTGTAATACCATTTCTCGTTATTGTAGTTCCGTCGTATTCTGTATCAATTTCGTGTCCTATTAAAATTGTTCCAGTGACTCTTGAATAAAATTTACGATAGGCGGTTTTATCCGAAAAGGTATGAACTGATGCCGAACCCGACCAAAAGTTTGAAGTCACGGCTCTTGAATTAGAAATAGTTATTGTTTGCACACCATCAACCGGTGCAGTAATTTTTGTTGCATTGCCTTTTAAACATTCATAGTAATATCCATCTACAAAAAAAGGTTCCCAAACAGTTGTATTAGAATCATATAATAAAGTTCTTAAATCTTGTCCTACTAAAAGTCCCGTGACTTCTATCGTAGTGCTACTTTTTCTACTAAAAACTCCGGGTAATACGCCTTCCGGAATAGTAGAAACATTTTGAGTATGAATAATTTCTTTAATTTTAATATTTTCGTAGTCACGAATCTTATGTTCAAGTATTCTTTCAGTATCATAATACTTTGCTTCAAATTGATTACCTCTCGTTGTGACAGTTTTAGAAGTATTTAAATGGTATGGTGTCGAAAGTAATTGTGTTCTTTCAGGCGAATCTACAAATCGTAAGTAAGTATTTAATCCTGCATCCGAATCGTAAATATTTAAAGATGATTGCGCCCATGTTGCTTTAGCAAATGTGTAATTACTTCCTACTGCTGAATAAGAATTGATGCCTTTGGGTTGTGAAACATCATCATCGTTGGACCTGTTCACATCTACAATAACCGCAGTATGTGTAAAAAAAGATTTATCTAATAGTTTATCCGAAGTAATAGGGGCTGTTTTAAATATACTTACTTGAGGGCCGGTAGAATTAGTGCTTGTCTTTAGGGCTGTATATTTTGTATTAGGTTCTAAACTGCCCCCTTCATAAAAGTAAAAAGTCGGTCTACTTACATTTACATATTTGTCATGTCTTTCTTCTGTTGTGTCTATATCATTTAATAACCCATAACCAACTGCTACAACATTATCAGTTTTTTCCGGCCCTTGATATATTGCGACTTTAGTTCCAGCAGAAATATTTTCCTTTAATCTTGGTGTAAAATCAAAGTTATAAAAATTTCCATCGTAGAGCGTTTCTTCTGTAATTTTAGCAACATGATGTTTATAAACATTATCTGCATAGATTACAATAAAATAATCTCTCGTACAACTACTACTACCCAACAAATGAGAAGTTCCCGTTTCCTTAATACCGTCAGCAGAACCTGTATCTATAACAACTCTATAATTAGTGCTATCAAATTTATTTTCAGCATAACTCGGCACTGTTGTATTTTTTGGATAAAGTCTATTTACGAGACTTGAGCCGACCACATTACTTCCAACCGAAGGCCCTGCTACTTCATCCGAATGTATTTCATAACAATGTATTCCTAATGCGGTTGTATTTGAACCTGCTTCTGTAATAATATTAGGGTTAACAGATGTATTACGATTAAAGGTCCCAGCCGCTATATTTGAACTCGGTGAAGCAGTAAAATCCGTAGGAATTGCTTGACCCTCGTTAAGTACAAAAACATCGTCAGCCATCTAAATTAGCCTCCTCAAAATCAAGATATAAAAGTAAATCTCTGTAATTTGGCATAAGACTATTGATACTTCTAAACGCCGATTTATATTTACTTACCATAGATATTTCGTGAAACTCACCCATAAACTGCGACCGTCTACGACGCTCTTCCACATAATCATCAGGGTTTTGACCTAAATAAACATCTGAGGGGTCTAAAGAAAAATTACCACCTGCACCATGCACTCCGTCTTTAACCAAATTACCGTTATAAAAAATACTTATTTTTCCAGAATTTCTATATGAAACCGCTATGTGATGAGCAGTTTCTACATAAGCGGGGTCTTTAGGTAATTCATCAAAAATATGTTCTCCGTTTGAAGGTGCATTTACAATACTATCTATCGTAATATCTCTTCCACTTACAGCAGTAATAGTTCCTATTAATAATCCTTTGTCTGTATAAATTTTTTGCCCTTTTCCGTTATAAGAAGGTGCGATAAGTGTTATGGTATTAGAAGAAATTGAAGAAACTGTATAAAGATTTTTATGTGCTATTGGAGTGTGACCGTTATAAACAAAATCGGAAGAATTTCCTTGAGAATGGTTATCATCTACTCTTGTAGCACTAATAACTGTATCACTTGTAATAGAAGTTGTAGTGCTTCCAATTGTCATAGAAACCTTTACTGCGTATTCAGCAGGTTGATTAAAAGCGTGTGTAGTTGTATTATCTAAAGAAATAGTTAAATTTGTATTATGGAATAAAGTCATAGAAACATCATGCCTTCTATTATCCGTCACTGTAGAGGTAATTGGCATATAAGCCGCCCCCTTTGTATGTCTTGATAATACCTTGTCACTTGCTGAATAGGTATTTGTAGCCGAATTACCATTTACATCATAAGGTGTCACAAGCATTTCAATTGTAAAGTCTCCACTATTCCCCCAAAGGCCAACTTCCTGTAAAGGTATATTACCATCATTATCCTTATGTTGAATCTTAACATACCCATCACACATTGCAGGAAACTGCAAAGACTTCTTATCTTTCGAGTATATCGTTTGCATAGTAATCAACCAAGTGGAGTAAAGGCTTGTCTAAAGGAAAAGTTAAATGTAAGGAATGGAGAGCCGGGAAGAAAATCAGTAGAAAAGTTTTCAATGAACCCTGTAATGCCTTCAAATTCAGTAGTAGAAGGAGAAGGCATAGAACCGCCACCGATAGTATTTGCTCTATCTAATTCTCTCGAATGATAGGAAAAGGGTAGTAAAGGTAGGTCTTCTAATTTTGTAGTTTCAGTCACACCTGTATGATAAGCATAATCATCCCCTACACGGGATGGATAAAGAATTACAAGTTCTGTAAGATTTTGATGTTTCTGTGCAAATGAAGAATCTACGGATGCGTGAATTAATTGCGCCACTTCGGGTGCTGTCATAACTACTGATTTTGTTGTAGTGTTATCATACTGTTTTACAATGTGTTGCTCAGTAATAATCCCTGTCACATTTATAGTTTTATTAGCAATACCCAAGTCAATCGCCATTGTAGTTGACTCTCCTGTAATTAAACCCGACAAGGGAATAGGAATAGGAGCCACGCTTCTTGTTGTAGATATTCCCACAGTTTCTGCTTTTAACATAATACGATTAGTAATTGAACCATCTCCCGCATCTCCACGGGAGGCAAAGTTTAAGAAAACTACATGGTCATAACCGTACCCTGTTTGTCCCGCATTTACCATTAAGTCCTTTGTGCTTAGTGTCATTTAATCATCCTCTCATTCCCGTAGGTGAAAATCTATTCATACGCATAGAAATTTTTTGTCCTATTTTATCCGCAAGTTGATTTAATTCTTGGTCGGAAGCACCTACTCTTCCGTTAACATGGACATTGATTGTAGTTCCCATAGAACCACGAGTATTTGTGTTATTTATAACAGAACTTCCACCGGGAAGTAGAACTGTTTCAGGTCCATTTTCTCCCACTAAGTAAGAACCTCCTAATAAATTTGTTCCACCGGAAGCCATACCATCTCTTGCTCCAGCAAGTGCGCCTATACTTCCTCCAATTCTAGCACCTAGAATAATACCAGCACCTGTCCCAACACCTCCCGTAGCAACACCAGCAATTAAACCTCCAGCAATTCCACCTAAAGCGGCTCCACCAATACCACCGGTTAATGCTCCAGCAAGTGCGTTTCCGGTATTATCTTTAAGATTATCAAGAGCCTCAAGAGCAAGCGCACTCACTGTATAAAATGCTCCAATTAGTAGAGTAAGTGCGCCTCCTATAACACCCGTTAGAAGTATTACTGCTCCCTTTAAAATTATTCCTCCAATGCCCCACAAAGTTCCTACCAAACCTATTCCTATTTGCTTTAAACCCTCAAAAATCTTTGACCCATCGCCAGAAAATAAACCACCAAAAAAGTTCTTAAGTCCTGATATTAACATTGGGAAATACTCAACAATATAACCAACAGAAGTCATAAAGCCTCCACCCATCCATTTTAATAAGGTTTTAAGATAATCAAATACCTCGCCTGTTTTAGTGAAGAAATCTGCCTTTTGTAACATATAGAAAATTATACCAAGAGTTGTAATAGCCAACAACCCATATTTCAAGAAAGTCACACCAAGTTTAAGCATATTACCTAACATTTTTAAATTACCTTTGTTAAAAAACATTTTTAACCCCGCCTGAATACCTCTTAATTTAGTTATTAAAACTAATTTAATCTTTTCCACCTTTTGCATAAATTTTTCATGGGGTGTCAAGTCTGTAAAAGTTCTTGCTCCTCTTCTACCGCCAACTCTAAACCCCCTGCTTCTGCTTCCTCTTATTAAACTTTGAGAATTATCAGCAGAAATTTGAATTTCCTCAGTTACATCTGAAATAGCATCTGAAAATGCTTCCATCCTCGCTTCTATAATAGACAAGTTAGCCTTCGCCTCTCTTTTTTCCGATTCGGTTACAGCCTGATTTAATTTGTATATTCCTGCACCTCGCCTTCTTTCCTCAGCCATAAACTCTTCGTTAAGACTCTTTTTTCTGTTCTTTAATTTTTCAGTTTGGTCGTCAGCCATTAAAATAGCGGCCTTACCTGTTAGTGAACCACCTGTAAGACCCCTAGTTCCGTAATTATCTCTTACGAATTGCTTTCTCGCTCTTTTGAATACTTTATCGTCTATTTTTTCAACCTTCTGTTTTACTCCAAGAAATTTTTTCGATGTAGCCGTCAGTGCTTCTTGAAAAGACATAGTTCTCATCATGTGTTTAATAGAAGCATCGTTGTAAAACTTTTCTTTTTCCAATGCTGATAAATGACCACCAGCCAA